TTTTAACTGTCCTCCCTGCTAATGGACTTTTATCTCGCATTATCCCCTCTCCTCTCTATGAGATTTCACTAGGTCCTTGACCAGTCCCCGGTCTTTCCTGTTCTGGCGGACTGGTGGTAGATTTTTACCACAGTGCGATATGACAATGCTCAGTGAGTCAATTTCAGCCTGGGTGTGGTCATTCTTATGCTGCTGATACCAGCCCTCATTTATTAGCATCTTGCGCCTCTTTATTAACTAATTGTTCTAAGAGCTCATACTCTCTATCTACCTGAATGGGAACTTTAATACCTAGTGAGGTTGACTGGATAAATATGGGCTTAGAGTTTATCCAGTCAACCACCTGTTTAACTGCATAATCGGCGGCGGCTTTGGCAATTGCCTTATCTAGCTTTATCAATGCCTTATTTTGGGGTGGAATAAAACTCGCATCATAATAAACCTTAGTTATCTGCTCATCATCCAGATATATGTTCATCTCTATTTACCCTCCGCTTCTGATAGGGCTTTCTTTGCTTGTGAGATTATCTCGATGTCTCTGGTGTATAACTTATCTACCTTGCAGAATTGGTCTGTTATTGCCTCTAATGCCTCATACATCTTTGGTGCTGCTTTGTGCTTTGGGCAATAGTCAATTTGCACCACTCCATTGTAATCCACTGCTACAATACAGCCACAATCCATTGTTCTCTTAAATTTTGCCATTCTATTGTGCCTCCTCTTTGGTTACTACCATTAAATACTACTTAGCGTTTGGGTTTATTCCCTTAGCCTTGAGTTCCTCATAGGTGGGGGCACCATCAGGTTTATAGCAGTTATAATGAGCCAGATAACCTTTACTAGTATTAGAACCACCGACACAAGTTTCGTAGGCTTCCCCTGGCATAATCATCTTATGGCATATCCCACATTTACCCTTCATAAAGCGGGCTACTCTTATTGGGTTTCCGTCTCTTGTTCCTGATATTGGCATTTCTCTCACCTCCCTATGCTTTGATACTACTGGTTGTCCTTGGCTAATCCCAATATCTCACTAGCTGCTTTATTTGAGCATTTAAACTTGTGGTCGGTATGGTCTTTGAAGGTGATAATTACGCCGCCGCGTTGTCTCCCAAAGTTTATCCAATGACTCTCAATATAGGGATGCCATTTCTTATCTTTAATAACAGCTTCCACAAAGTGCCTTGACATCGCCATTTCTACCCTCCAAACTTTATTCTCTCACTATCACTATAATGGTTGATTAGCTATTTGTTCTAAACTTTCAAGTCTTGGCCACAATGGTAATATGCCGAGCAAATCGCGTGCTAAATCAAAGTTATCCCATTCCACTGTGTAGGGCAATGCACTATATTTCCCTTCACAATGTTCATGGGTGCGTATTGTTCCAGTGAGTTCGGGATGGTGCTTATGGTGCACTCTGCAACCTACTGGCAATACTTCAAACTCAATATTATCTGATGTCATTCCCCTCATCTTCTCTCACCTCCATATACTTTGATACTACTATGCTTTAGTCGCTTGCTACTGGACACTACCGGAGTAATGCCCAGGTGTAAGAGACTAACGAGCTTTTTCTTGGCTGATTATGTGCCACCATCCCCTATTTTCGTTAAGGTCATTTAATTCGCCTTCAACATATCCGTCCTCTAGCATTTCAATAACATGTTCTTGTTCTGATTCTGGCATTTCCTGAGGCTTATGGTACCAATATGCTATCTCAAAATCAGTAGGTAGCTTCGCCTCAAGCTCGATGGTTTTCTCGCCCTTGTTTATTTGGATCCTTCTCATCTCCTTTATTACCTCCCTTGTTTTATTTCTTACTACCATTATAAGCTATTCGTTAGGCTATTCTTCAGAGCTCGCATTAGTTTCTCGGCGTATTTTTCCAAATTGTCATCATACATTGCGATTTGCCTTTTCCTGAACGCTTGCCTTTCCGCATCGGTGCGTCCGCTCATTTGATGAGTAATATAACTCTCAACACTTTCGAGATGGTGCTCAAATCGTTCCTTTTTAGTGCTCATTTCTACCCTCCAAACTTTATTTCTCACTATCATTATATGTGTGTTGCTTTCCAGTAATCGGCGTGCCATTTTTGCTCTCTATGGTCATCACCATATATGTAAGTTACCGGCGACAAGTATTTCTTATATATCCTTAACCCTTTGGGAACTTTAGCCATTCGGCGATTAAGTGCCTTGGCGAGCGCAAAGGCTAAGCTATACTTCATTCGTGTTTTAACCTCTTTAGGTACACTGAAACCAAAGCGCTTGAATTGAGCTATTGAAAACTGCCAGGCCATAAGTTCCTCTCGCCAGCGTGGGCTTATTCTGCCGTTAACTATATGTCCAACCTCATGGGCAAAGACGGCAAAGCTAAGCGGTCTTCGTGGCACTGGCGCACTAATCGCTCTATCATCAATATAAGCAATCCCAGACATATTATGCCTGATAGTTTTCACAGACACTACATGCTCTTTTAATAATTGCTGGCCGGCTAATTCGTATTTATTCATCTCACTATCACTTTTTACTACTAACTCGCGTTAACAACTCAACAGAACCTGTTGGCTCGGTTACAGAGTCCTAGCGGTTTGTTCTGCGCAAACTGCATCCTCTTGTCTCATAACCAACAAGCTCTATTCAATTGTTAAGGTGCTTTATCCCCTTACTACTGGACACTACCGGAGTAATGCCCAGGGTGTAAAGGACTAACGATTCAACACAATCCTTTCAAATGTCTGCTCTAGCGTTTCGTTAGTATCAAAGTCCCATACCATTTGACGGGCTAGGCTGTCCACCCACTGATTACCGAACCTATCGGCGGGTGGCTCGCCCTCGCACCTGCAATATTGCCGTATATGAGCTGCTGCCCGTTGTTCTCGCTCTTCAAAGTTAGTTATATGGCGGTTGCAGAAAACATAATTAGCACCAAAGTGTACCATTTCGGCGTCAGGGTGCGGCGCATCACTAACAAAGCCGGGAATTGAACCGCCATAACTTTCGGGCCTATATGCGAGGTCAGCCTCACCGTTCGGCAATAGCCAGCTATCCTGACAAGTCGCAAGGTCATTCATGCCGTCAAAACTTCTACCCTCGAATCCCTTGACTACTGCCTCCACTACTTTGGCGCGCTCGCCATCCGTCCAAGATATGTCTATTGAGGCGCCGCCACTGTAAGATTTAGACCTAACTGAGAATTTAGTATCGGGGAAGTGCTTAGCCAATGCTTGTCTAACTAGCTTGGCCGTCTCTGCAACCGTGAGATAGCGTGTCTGTGTCTCTGTAATCATTTCCTTTATTCCCTCCCTTGTTTTATTTCTCACTATCACTATATACGTTCCGAATAATCGCAGGTTGGCTTATCGCCTAGCACTACATTGAGAGAATACAAGTGAGCCCAAAACCATCCCCCCGTTTTCCTCGAGTAATAACGGTGTAGGGCCTTGTGACATTTGGGGCAAATCTTCTGTTTCTTCATCTCACTATCACTACTTACCAGCCTCATAGCAATCGGGGCACAATATTCTTAATGTTTTCCTATGTTTTCTACCAACGAGAAAGCCACAGATTAAACGCCCGCAACTATCGCATATAGCGCCACCTGGTATGCGCTTCCAGTATCTATTGTCCCTATTAATCCGCTTTCTCATTACACCCTCTTTTTATTTCTCACTATCACTATAATGTGTTAGGCTCTTATTTGTGCGCCTTGCTGGGGCGCACCGTATAAAAGTCTAACTGACTATGATAATATTAGCTAAGTCAGCTCTGCTGGCGGGCACATAATCGGCACCATATCCGACATACCATCTAGGTCTTGGGTGTCTGTCTGTGCTTGCCCTGATTGCCGTCTCATGCTGTGTACCATCGTAACAATGATTGCCGATGGCTACTACCCTTGTGACTGTTTCCTCTGTGCTGTTGTCGGGGTTGCGATACCCATGTACTGCGATGCCGATGTAGTTTTCCATTTCTTTTACCTCCCTTGTTTTATTTCTCACTATACTACTATTTACTACTGTTTTACTCTCACATTTACAATTGTAAACTTTTTATTACAACTTGTCAAGTCCCCACTAGCTTCGAAGGTAAATATTTATTTTATAGCTGATTTTAGCGAGGTTTAGCTTTGAAGTGCGCCAAGTTAAAATATTTATCAGAGGGTATTGACAAGTAGCAAAGCGAGGTTTATACTTAGCAATAGGGGCAAGGTGCGCCCTCAGCTCAGGATACCGGCAACCTGGGCGCACTTTCTTTTCTCATCTCTTATTTTCTCCTCCTTTTTATAAGCCCCGGCTAGACCTTGAGCAAGTCACCGGGGCACAGTTATTTAAGCGGCCAGCTATCCTGACGAGGGGCAGGCAAACAGGCTTAAAACGGACTTAGGGTTTCACCTGAGCACTGGCTGGCATTTATCATAGTCTACCGACACTCTCTTTACACTCTCTCGACACGTTGTCGGTACTCTCCCCATACCCTCTTGATACTCTCCCCACACCCTGGTAATAGGCTTTTCTACTTCTATACTCTTATTCTCTTTATATATTCTCTTTATAGAGGGGGTTGTTAGGGGGAGAACTCTTCCACCGGTTTATTAGCGTCTTAATGACCTAGTTACCAAGTACCGATGAGGGAAGGGAAGGGGGGACTATAGGGGGGATAGGATAGGACGAGGTTATATATCAATATGTCAGAAATAGGAAATAGGAAATCTTCAGCGAAGGAAAGGGCTTTCGTTATTGAATTTGTCCTTTGTCGGAATGGTACGCAGGCAGCTATTAAGGCCAAATATTCTAAAAAGAGCGCCACTGCCATAGCTTCTGAACTATTGAGAAAACCTTCTATTCGGGCTGCAATAGAAAAATTAGAGGCTGAAATAGCCTCGCCAAAGATTATGAACATCCGGGAGCGCCAGGAGCGTCTATCGGAAATTGGCCGAGGGCGGCTCACTGACTTTGTGAAAAATGGAAAGGTGGAACTCGAAGAGGATACACCTAATGCCGGTGCAGCCAAAGAATTCTATCGAAGAGACGGCTTTGATAGGGACGGCAATCCTGTGGCCACCAGTTCGATTAAACTGACTGATCCGATAGAAGCTATCAGGGAATTAAACAAGCTCGGGGGAGATTATCCACCCAGCAGGCATCTGGTAGGTCACCGGGTAGTTTTTGAGGTAATACATATTGACAGAGGAAAGCGAGAGGAAATTGAAGAGGGGAAAGCTCCCGCGATCGCGGGGAGTTTTAAAGAGCTGGAAGAGGGAGAGGAAAATTGATGAAGCACTATCCCCGCCTCTAACCTGGCAGTATATACGGGACCAGTATAAACTCTGCTTCCCACGGGCCTAGCCGGCAGGATACCACAGGCTCAATAACCACATAATACTCATAGTGCGCCCCACCTCTAGTCGTGCAATGTGACAGTTGTCTACCTGGCATAGCCAATTCAGTGGATTTGGACAGCACTTGACCACCGATGTCGCCCCAGTGGGTGGGTTATTGATTGGTCAGGTCTCCCTCTGGGAGCGGGGGGGGGTGCTCCCGAAATCGGGCTGGCGGACTCTTGTGGGGAATACTCCAGAGTTAAATCTGTGATTTTGAAAACTCAAAGTCTCAAAGGGAGGAGAAATTGAACAAAGGATTATTAGTTACGCTTGCCGTAATCAGTGAAATGGCGTCTCATGTTGGTGGGTTTTTCCGTGATGCAATCGGTTATACCGAGGTAGGCAGTAGCACGCCATCAATATCCGGGCGTGGCGGAAGTCATCGGTTTCGCCCCCATGCGCCGAACGATGGCAGATGGCACATGAAGTATCACAGGAGCAGGCATTAGGGGGATAGAGATGAACGGTAGGATAGTTAAGAAGATTAGGAAGTACAGCAAGCGGAACTGGATTGACTATTATATTTACTTAAGGGGGATGTCGTTTTGGCAGCGGTTAAGGTTTAGTTGGCGATTGATGAGAAAGAAGTTTTGAAAAAGTAAATTCTATTCTTAACATAAAGTTCTTCACCCCAAGATTAGCTTTTAAATAACCTCAATTTTAATTTTTTAGAAGGAGGCTACAAATGTCAAAAGTACATCCAGTCAAAATCATTCACGAGGTTCAGCATCCACCGGGAGCTTGGAAGGGGAAGACAACTATTATTGCTGAAAATGTCGACCCGAAGGAAGCTGCCAAAGAAATCCAGGCCGTTATTGAGATGATAGTAATTTATGAGAAGTAAGGAGAAGAAATGCCTGGCATAGAAGAGAAAAGGAAGCAGATAAGGGAAGGGGTTAATGACATACTCAAGCGGTATGGTAACTATGCGGATGGCTACGATGCTGATGGAGATGAACTTGATATTGATGGTGCGCTTGGGGCAATCTTCTCCTGTCTCCATTCTGAGGATGTAGTGATAAAGGTAGACAAGGAGTTACCCGCGCCACATAAATCATACTCTTTAGGGGAGGGTTACAAGATAGTTCAGCAAGATATGCTCGATGCTGGCTATGTAGCAACTGAACCACTAACTGAGGCTTAACAGAAAGGTGCAATCCATCTGCCCGTTAGGATGCCTGTGAATATATTGAATAAACAGGGGTAAGATTTGGATGACAGCGAGCGGTGATGATGAGAAGTCCGTATCCTTAACCTTAAGGGGTCAATGCTTAGCTAACTCCTGGCAACTATACCATTGATTAAGGAGGGGTGATGAACGAAACTGCGCCACTACAAAGGCAGGATATAACACCATTATATTCCAAGCTGGATACCATTATTGAGCTACTGGAGGAAATAAGAGATAAATTAGCAGTTGAGCCACTGGCAAATAAAGAATGATTAAATATATGGCTTTTGAGGAACAGGAGGAGTTTTGGCGCAGGCATCGAGAATCTAAGGAGCAAATACAAAGAGACTTTGACAAGTTGCCACGCAAAAAGAAGCTGAAGATTATAAAGGAGATGGAGGCTAACCGTAAAGCAATGCGGAATGCTGAGCCACTGGTAAAGGATTGAATTATGAAAGTCAAGATACTCTGTTGCTTGGAGAAATAAAGGGGGTGAGTTTTGGAAGTCGTACAGGTAACCATACCTTATAGACGGCCAGACGTTTTCCATTTCTACCCGTTCGGAGACATACATAGCGGTTCAACAGAATGCGTTGAAGACAAGATTAGAGACAAGGTTTTAGAGTGCGCCAACAGGAAGAATGCCTATGCTCTGGGCATGGGCGATTACAGCGATTGCATCACCAAGAATGATAGCAGATTCAACATTGACGGGTTAGCTCCATGGGTTGAGAAATCCAATATCGTGGAGAGCCAGCGGGATTGGCTGACCAATAAGAAGACTGGCTTGCTTGTCCCACTCGTAGAAGAGGGCAAACTGATTGCTCTCGGCACGGGCAACCACGAAGAAGAAATACACATGAGGCACGACAACGATATTGCTCGTAATTTGTGCAAAGACCTCAATGTTCCCTACGGCGGATATGCTTACTTCCTGATTGTCAACTTCGTCAGGCATACGACTACCCGCCAGTTCATCTTCCACTGCTGGCATGGTGCTGGCTCAGCCCAGACAGAGGGTGCGAGATTGATGAGGCTGATGAGGCTGGTCAATGATGTTCAGGCTGATATTTACCTCATGGGTCACCTTCACGCTATCACCATCCACACCCCGGATAGACTGGTCTGCAGCAGGCAAGGCAGAGTCCGCAGTGATATATTGATTGCCGCGATAACTGGCTCATGGCTCAAGACATACCCGCAACCACACAAGGGAGAGATGCTTAGTCCTACTTACGGCGAGAAAAAAGGATATAAGCCGAGCAGAATAGGCTGCCCCGTAATTCACATTGAGCCTGATGAGAATAAGGCGACTATTGAGGTCTGATGAAATTCGGATACTGGGTCGGCTGGCTGGGAGGGAGTAAATGATGATTTGGCAGGACATTGTATTAGCAATTGGCTTATACTCTCTAGGCTTTGCTTTATTCCCCTCTATATTCGGAAAGCATAAGCCTGCACGATGGAGCTGTCTTCTTTCAGCAGTGATTCTCATTGTTTTCACGTTTACTTTTGCTACTCTAGAACTCTGGCAGACTGTTTACGCTGAGGCGTTTTCCGCTCTCTGCTGGATAATATTGCTATTTCAAAGAAGGGAAGCGTGAAAGTTATTTATGTAGCTGGTAAGTATCGGGCTGATTCAGAGAGCGGAGTATTTGAAAATATAATCCACTCTAGGGCAGTAGCTCAAAGATTGTGGCACGAGGGATGGGCGGTAATATGCCCGCACATGAACAGTGCTTTTATGGGACTAAATTTAATCTTCCTTGACGGTGACCTGGAGATACTCAAAAGGTGTGATGCTATTTATATGCTCAAGGACTGGGAGCAGTCTGTTGGCGCTACCAAAGAACTTGAAATAGCAAAGAAATGCGGGCTGAAAGTCTATTTTGAGGAATAGATTAACCTTATCGCCAACCTAGTTATCTGGGTATTTCTGATTCTGGGGTGAAAGTGAAACCTTACTATCAAGATGAGTGGGTAACGATATATCACGGGGATTGCAGAGAGATATTACCCCAGTTGGATGTTAAGGTGGACTTGGTGCTTACCGACCCGCCGTATGGCATTAATAAAGCTGACTGGGATATTGAATTTAATCTTCCGCCTGATATGAATACTGATATATTAGGGTTGATGCCAGGCGTTTGGAATTTGTTGAAATGTCCGCCTAAATTACAGGCTTATGACCATTGGTTAAATTTCAGGTGGCAAATCATAGCACATCTAGTAAATGGTATGACGCATGGAGCGATAGGCTGGGGTAATTATATTCCTTGCCTTGTATATGTAAAAGAGGGTGTTATCTTAAACCACAAAGGCTCTGATTGTAAAGATTTTGTTGTCGGGGCAGAATATAAGCCAGCGCATCCCTCCCCTAAGCCTGAGCGTGTTATTGCATGGTTTGTTGAAAGGCTATCTAATTCGGGCAATCTAATCTTAGACCCCTTCCTCGGTTCTGGAACAACCGCTTATTGTGCTAAGAAGTTAAACCGCAAGTGCATAGGCATAGAGATAGAGGAGAAGTATTGCGAAATCGCCGCTAAAAGATGTAGTCAGGGCGTATTTGATTTGGGGTAAGAATGGGAAAGAAGAAACTGACTGACAAAGAACTTAAAGACCTGCTTGGCAGTGCCATAAACGGGCTTGAAGTAGCCCGAATACTCCTCAATTTAGAACCCGAAAAGTTTGAGCAGAAGGGATATATCCATACCGTTCTTGAAGATGCCTATGAGAAAGTCCAGAAGATAGCCCTAGAGTATTGCGCTTATGATTGACTACCGATATACCATTGGCGAATTTCTCTGCTGTGCCTTCTTCTGCCATGTTGTTCACAAAATCCTTGAGATGTTGGGGCTTTGAACTATGTTAAAGCGAATGACGGACACAATCTATGGAATGCTCTATCGCAATGGTCGCTATGACGAAGGAAACTGGATGGTGCATTTCTTTGCCACCAAGCGAGAGAGGGAATCAGCCTACAAGCAGGCAGGTCAGCATCCAGGTATGGAACTGAGAAGATTTGAATTTAGGCTGGAGCAAGTAGTGGGGGAAGAGATTGACCACTGATATTGATGGCTCTCCTGTCACCAGAGTGCAGATAGAAGTCCCCAAGCCTCATTCTCTCAAGCAAGAGGAATTTGTCAGGGCTACCGAACTCAGGCAGGTAATCAAGGCAGGCAGACGGTTTGGCAAGACGGTAGGGGCAGCGATAAAGGCCCTGGAGGCGTTTCTGGGTGTCTGTCCCGCTTGCGGGGGAGAAGGCTGCTTGCGCTGCGAGATGACAGGTAAGGTAACACCAAAGCGAGTTCTCTACGCTGCGCCGACTTCAGAACAGGTAGGCAAGTTCTGGTACGAGATAACTTTAGCACTCAACAGTCCCGTTGAAAGTGGGTATCTTAAGAAAGATGAGACGGAGAAATTCATCGAGGTTCCGGGTACGGAGCAGAGAATAAAAGCAAAGACAGCGTGGAATGCTAATACTCTCAGGGGCGACTATGCCGACCTGCTGCTACTTGAAGAGTTCCAGCTTATGAACGAGGATACCTGGGATGAGGTGGGCCAGCCGATGCTGCTTGATAACAACGGCACGGCGGTATTCGTTTATACCCCACCCTCTTTGAAATCAGAGGGAGTCAGCAAGGCGAGAGACCCCAGGCACGCCTCTAAGATGTACCAGAAGGCGCTGACCGATACGACTGGAAGGTGGAGAACATTCCACTTCACCAGCTTCGATAATCCGACTCTCAGCGCAGAAGCATTGAAAGAAATCGGGGAAGGAGATATGTCCCTCGATGCCTACCGCCGTGAAATACTGGCGGAGGATGATGAGATTGAAACATCGTGGCTCGTCTACGGCAAGTTCGATGAGGCACTCTGCAAGATAAAAAGATTTGCCATACCTGAAACGTGGCCGATACGGTCTGGACACGACTTCGGCTCGGCCAATCCTGCTGCCCTTTTCGTTGCTGAAGTTAAATTGCCGATACCGGATGGCGCACCCAGGCATCTCAGGTATGGGGACTATGTGGCTTTTAGTGAGTATTCCCCGGGGGCTGGCTTCTCAACGGCACAGCACGTTGACGAGTTCAAGAGAATTACCAGAGGGCTTGATGTGCAGATGTCCACTGGTGGGAATGTGACCACTGAAGATGAGATAAGGCAGGGGTATCAGAGTCAGGGCTGGATGATAACAGCGCCGACAATCACGAGGGTAAACGCCCAGATAGATAGAGTTCTCGGGATTATGGAGCAGAAAAAGCTCTATATCTTTGAAGATATGTTCAGGATACTGGCGCAGATAGCCAACTGTATGTGGGTTCTTGACGCCGAGAAACAGCCGACCAACAAGATAAGGGACGAAAGCAAGTATCATTTACTCGCCTGTCTGCGGTATCTGGGAACTATTCTCAGGATGGATACAGCCATAAGCGAGAAGCGGAAGTCAAAGCATTCAATGACTCTATGAGGTAAGTTATGCCGAATGACGACAGAAATTGGATACAAATTCTAAAAGACAAAGAGACGGAACTCAGTGACCTCAATAAGCGCCGTGATGGTGATAGGAAGCTGGTCACATCCGATGTTTATGAAATGCTCGATGCGAGCGATAAGAAAATTTCGGATATGATTAACGTCACTATGAACCGTCTCAAGGTTTTCAAAGCCTATGTTGAGGCTTCCTTGAACAAAGCGGATGAAAAATTATACGTAACTTCCAACGATATAGCTCTCGATACAAAGGTGATTGAAGACATAATCTGGGGGATGTTCAGAACTGCGGATTATCGCCTGACAGGTCGTGGTGAATATACGCTGGACCCAGTTTTCGATGAGCAAGCCTGTATGCGAGGGGAGGGAGCAGCCCGTGTGACGCTTCAAATGGCTTCCGGCACTGGTGAAGATAAGAAAGAGGGACTGGACGTTAATATAACACCCTGGGATACACGGTTCATACTTTACGAGCAGGGCGTTAAAGGATTAGCTTACGCTGCTTACAAGCTAAAAAGCCCTAAAGCCGTGATTGAAAGCGAGCCGTGGGCTGTCGAGAAGGATTATAAAGCGCCTGGCAAGGCGGCTGAAAAAATCGACTTGTGGACGCCTAAAGAAAACATAATTTTCGTGGCTGGAAAGGAAGTTTTCAGGCAGCCACACGACTTTGGCGAGCCTCCAGCTTGCGTTCAGAAAGTTCCAATCGGGAGTATGCTTCAAGATGAAGACACTATACTATACCAGATGGAGTCTATCTTCTTCCTGGTTCGTGGTTTAATCAATGAATATAACAGGTGTCTGAGTATTTTACAGACCCTTAATTTGAAAGCCGTTAAAGTTGCTTTGCAGCAAGTTGTGACGGCTGGTGGAGAAGCAGCCGAATATAACGAGGTAGCTGCTATGGGCAGCAATACTCCAGTCGATGTGGCTGGAGCAATTCAAGAAGTTCCGTATGGCGAAGCCAGGAGGTCAATGATACTGGCCTTGCAGGAACTCAACAAGGCTCTTAATGATGGCACTTTATCCAGAATTATGCTGGGCGAACTTCCCGGGGAACTGTCCGCAGTGGCTCTGGTGCAGATAGAGCAGGGGCAGGGACAGGTGTTTATGCCGCGTCTGGGTATGCGCGGGCTGTTGAAGCAGCAAATAGCCCGAATGGGCATTAGCCAGCTTATGGCCATGGGTGGAAAGTTTGAGTTGGGTGCGCCGGGGCATAAAAGGACTTTCCAGTCTAAGGAACTGGAAGGCGAATACGACATTGAGTTCAAGTATGCTAATAAGTCCCCTGAAACCGATTATGCCCGTTTGAATATGGGCATTACCTACAAAGAAGCCGATATGCTGGATGAGCTGACGATACTGCGAGAGGTTTTGAATCGAGATGACCCAGAGGGGGACCTGAATAAACTAAACCGCCAGCGACTGCGCAAACTCAGCCCCAATCTGGTGATATACGATGGCTTAATGGCTCTTGCCGAATTGTATGAAGCGGGTGACGAGAGCGTTGCCGATGAAATAGATATTGTTGAAGCCGAACTGGGCGTAAGCCTTGAGGCGATGATGTCAGGTAATCAACTGCCCCAAATGCCAGAGAGTAAACCCAAACAGATGCCAACTATGCCTGCGATAACCGGTGGCGGTAAGAGTTCAGCCCAAAAAGCATTTGAATTAAAGGCTACTCCTGCTGAAGAAGGTGAATAAGATGAAAGTCGGCAAGCGCTGTTTGAGAATGTCCGATGGCAGTATTAAATGCTTCGCTTCTGAAAAGAAGCGGGATAACTTCGAGAGGGTGGCACAAGCGGTCAAACACTCACCAGAGTTTAAAGAAAAACTTAGTGGGAAGAAACCGAAATAGGAGTAAATTGTGGCTAACAATAAATATTACTCAAAAGAAGAGATAACCAAGAGACTGCGGCTGAAATTAAAACCCAGGCAAACCGACTTGCTTGACAAGCTCAGGCAGGCTAAAAGGGGTAATAATGGTGCGAAAGAGAAGCTACCGCCTTTAAGATAGGAGTTTGTATGCCTAGAGGCACAACGGACACCATACAACAGAATATCGAAGATATGAGAAGCAAACTTAAAAAGCTGCGTGAGCCTTTAAGCCCCCGTATTACCAAAATCAAGACCAGACTGGCAGAGGGCAAGACCGTGTTCTTGTCTCCCAGCACAGCTTCAGAAATCGGGCTGCCCGCCAAGTTTCCTTCTGACTGGACATTGAAAATAACTCCTGGTCATAACGGCGATGAGCCAGCATTTTCGTATCATTCACCTGAAGGAACGGAGTTTGCCGAGCAGGATATCAGGACTACGCCCGAAGGCGAATTTCTTTCTGCTTCTGAAATGGAAGAGATAAGAAGTGGGCGGTTTCAAGCCTATAATCCTGTGACTGATACATTCCAGCCCACTACAAGAGCATTTGTTGAAGCCAGAGAGGAAGCTGGGCTTACCCCAGAGGAACTGCGAGAATTAGCAGGTGGTCGGTTTCAACCAACTCCAACCCCTTCAGCCGAAACAGAATTATCAGAGTTATTTCAAAGGGTTTATCCAGATTTTGATTTTGGCGATGAGACAGGCAGAGTAGTCCTCAGCACAATGATGCAGTGGGCAGATGAGGACCCGAATGCATTCTTGCAGGATATTTTAGCAAAGGGCAGAAATCCCGATACGGAGGCACTACTCAGGGCATTTGAAGCCCCGGACGAATTGATTGATGAAATATTTACTCCTGTCGTCCCAGAAGAAATCAGTATTCCCAAGACTGGAGTATTCCCCATTGACGGCATCAGGCAGCTAGTAACTATTGACCAGAATACGGGTATGGCTTATGACCGGACAGGGAATAATGTCGGCTCGCTTGACCCGATAAAGAGGGAGATTACCACTACACCACCCGAGGGCAAGGCAAAGGATATTTGGGATGCCGCCGTCCTGAGCGCAGCCAGTATGTGGCACAGGACGAAGCAGTATTTCGTTTCCAGTCTCCCCAATCTACTGTTTCGTGATATGACTGATTTTGAAAGGGAGATACAGGGAGACGAGTGGGCTGATATAACCGATGCCCGCAATGAGGCATTGAGGGATAAATTCAGGCAGGCATACGCCAGAAATAATGCCGAGTTTGAAGAATGGGTAGAAAAGCGTCCTGAATTACAGCCGAAAAGGGAATATCAGGAAGGGGTGATGGAACACCCCGAACTGCTTAAAGACCCTTATTATTATGCCTACGAGATAGCCAGTGCCGCACCATTTATGGCTGGCGTGATGGCGACAGCTATTGTAACTACGGCGGTTACTGGAAATCCATTAGTAGGTTTGACGGCTGGTATGTTGGTGGCTACGCCTTCGCAGACACAGGATGTTTATGAGGCACTATTAGAGAACGGAGCTACCGAAGAGCAGGCGACAGTCATAGCCAACCCTATCGGTGCTGTTATATCGGCGGTTGAAGTTCTCGGTGACATACCCTTCTTCAAAGCAGTAGCCCCGCAGCTATTCAAGTTCTTCAGGAAAGAGGCAACTGAAGAGATAGCCAAGCAGACGATGAAAGGTTTGCTCAAGAGAGGAATTACTACTGCAACACAGGTGGAGATAGCCGAGACGCTGGAAGAGGTAGTTCAAGGCGCATTACAAAACGCTGCGGTTAAGATAGTCAATGAGCATCAGGATATATTCGAGGGACTGGCCGATACCGCAATCAGGGCAGCCATAGCCTCTGCACCATTTGCGCTATTTGGCGGTGGTGCTTCCATCAGGACAGATGTGATGGAGAAGTTTGAGGAAAGTATGCCCGAAGTGGTAGAGGGGATAAAGAAACTCGCCAAAGGAGAACGTGGTGCATTAGGATTTCTCGAAGAGAAACCCGGGGTCAAGGGTATCTTATCGCTAGATGAAATATCTCAACTGGAGACTAGAATATCTTTAGACCTCATACGGAAGGATGAAGCAGCGGAGATTGAGAGATTAACCGAGAAAATCAGGGAAGAGGGTCTAAAAGAGCCGATTACGATAATGGTCAGAGAAGATGGCTCCCGTGTAGTTTGGGACGGTATGCATAGATTGATAGCGGCACAAACTCTGGGGATAAAGAATATCCCAGTTAAGTATATAGGTGAAGGGGTTACACCACCTGTTACCCCAGAGGTTACAACAATACCCAAAGAAGGTAAGATAATACCCGAAAAGGGTAAGCCAGAAGCACCGCCAACAGAAGTAAAACCTGCACCAGAAATAGAAGCAGCCAAAACTCAAGCTCCACAGGTAACTAAAGAGATTGAAACAGTAATATCCGACCTCCAAGCGCAGGTAGAGAAAACCAGCGAGGAAGTCAAAGGCAAGCGTGGAGAAGCTGCCAGAATAAGCAGGGAAGCCCTTAAAGGGCTGGAAAGAGAAGTTGCCTACGCCCAGAAAACCCTTGAGACTTTCAGGGAACAGGTGAATGTTCCCGATGCTGTCAAGTTGCGACAAACAATCGTAGCGATGGCAAGATTTAAGGGTATCGGCAAAACTCAGTTGAGAGATGCCATTAAAAGTGTCGCTGGACAGAGACATCTTCGTAATGTCGCCTCACCACAGCTTCTTGAAATCCTTGAGAAAGTCAGGGAAGCGAGACCATTAAAAATAGGTTACGAGAAAGTAGTAACTCTCAAGACCGAAGCTAAAATCCAGTCGTTGAAAGAAAGCCTTATCTCCAGCCGCCAGATGACCGAGGAGATATATAACCACATCAAGGAACGCCTTAATTTAAGAACCGACAGATACGAACACGCCCAGAAGTTCATTACCGAATCCGATGCCAAAGAACTAATACGGGCGATGAATGATGAGGTAGTTCTTGCCAGATGGGATATCAAGGTTAAGGATGCTCTGGCTAAAAACCCCGCCATCAAAGGAGTAAGAGACGGTCTTAATGACAGGGGAATGGCGGGAACTGGTGTTGAGTTCAATGGCGAGCCGATAAAGGTAAGTCGTGGCACTGAACTTTACTCAATGCGCTACTATGTGCTCAACCTCCAGAAGAAGCTGGCTGCTCCAATCTATGATACATGGCAGAAGATAAATCAGGCTCACCTCGTTGCCAGAGACAGGCACAACCAGCAGTTGCGGAGGTTGCAGGATACCACGCCGAACTTCAAAGAGGTAGCCTCTGATGAGAAAGCCTTAAAGAGAATTGAAGACTATATCGCCAGCAAGCACAATCTGGCTAAAATCAAAGCACCTGAGCTATCCGATGATGAAATGGCGATAGCCACTGAGCTTGAGAGGGGATACTTTGAAGCACAGAACGATGTCAGGTTTATCAGGTTCGTCAACGCCTACGCCGAGAACGAGGGCGATATTGACCTTATAAATAAAGAGATACCAAGCGCGCCGAAAAAGGCACTCAGAAGGGCTATTGATGTCTATGAGGGCAAGGGCGCAGACGAGCTAAGGAAGTTCACCGATACCCAGAAGTGGGGCGTTATTGAGAAGGGTTATGACCCTCGTTCCTTCATCAAACCGATACTCTACTTCCACGCACCGAGAGAAACTACCTTTGCCAAAGGTCTCCTGCGGACCAGAAGTGGCGTGGAGTATCAGGCTGATGAAACCAACATCATCCAGAGGTATTCCAGACACCAGAAGCAGTTGATAGCCTTGCAGGAGATGTCATCGCTGATAAGGGCTTTCGGCAGGCTTTATGCCGAACACGCTCACAAACTTGCTCCTTCAGCGCAGAGAGATGTTTCTAAAGTATTGAGTCGTGGTCTTAATGAGATGAAAGGCTACCGTGAAGATGCGGGGGCGATTATTCACGCCATAGAGCGTCTTTATGGTCAGGTGGCAGCAGTTGTCTTCTGGAGACCAGACCTCGTAGCCAGAAACAAGTTCCAGAACTTTGCCTTCAATCCCGACTACTGGGCGGGAAGGTTCGCTGACCCACGGAATAAACCTATTTCAGAAGCAAGACGCAGGTGGTTTGAAGTGTTTGTCAGTCAAGAGAGGGTATTTCAGTTTGAATATCTGCTCTATGGTGAGAAGCCACTACCGGGCTTCGGTCTGCTGACCAGACTTGCGAGGAGAACAAGCCTTTATCCCTGGTCGGATAAGACAAACAGGGCTGAGGCTTTTATGGTCAGGATTAACCGAGTTGACAGGGCATTAGACGCTTATGATAAACACGGCGATGTCCAGAGATTGATTGACGATAGCGGTCTCAACGAGTTTGAACCGAGACAGCAGGCGGAAGCGTTAGAATATCTGTCAATGGACTCCGTTGACTACGGCATAGATGGTATGGAGGCGGTATCGGGTAGGGAAGCGTTTGCTCTCTACATTACCCAGCAACTTGTCAACAATGTTCACTTCCTCTATGACAGGGCACAGAGAGCACCAGCCGAGATGGGAGCTACCGGCAAGACACTCGGCAATATCCTCGTCTTTAACCGCAGTTGGGGTGAGAGGTTTATCCTTCAGGGAAGGAAGCTAGACCCAAAAACTAAAGCAACTATAAAGGAACGGCTAAAAGCTGTTCAGGTCATAGTCGGCGTAGTAGTTGCTGGTCTTTTAGCTGGTGAAGTCTACAAGAAGATAACGGGTAAGGAGCATAATCCTTATAATCCGCTTAACATCATAACGTGGACACCTGGCGGTCTGGCTCTGGGTGTTACCGAAGATATATCAAACACTATCTACCTGATAACTCAGGCGGTTCAGGGAGATAAAAGTGCTTTCGGCTCATTGCCTGGAGTAATCGCTGGCGTGGCTACATTGACACTACCGTTCTACAAGAACGCTGTGCAGGCTCTTGATGCCGTAACCGATATGAAGAATGTTGATGTCTATGCCCTCCGCAAGATACGGGAGATGATAGACGATGAATATGAGGTCAGGGGCGGGACTCACGAGGTAGAGAGAACCCTGCTTGAGAAATTGCAGAGGGCGATATTCAGCTTCAAAGACCAGCCCGTAACACCGCAGGAGAAGATAGACGAAGCGGAGACTCAACTGGGGTGGACGATTGATGTAGGCGATGTGCCCTTCACGCTGGAAGAGCCTGACATCTACAATATGCGGAAGCTCAACAGCGATATGTCAAGGATACTGGGGAATGTCAAGCCAGAGGATATTACCAGAGAGAATAAATATTCTGACCTTGCTATGGCTTGGAAGGAAAAAGAGGGCTACGAAGCTATCTGGAATACCCTCCCCAATAAGAAACTCTATGAGATAACCGAACTACCAGAAGAACTTGAGAAGTGGGCGAGCAGGCATAAGAGGGAGTTATCTTTAATCACCAAATATCAGAAACTTGAAGGGGCAGAAGCAAAGGAGTTTCTCGAAGAGCATCCTGAGCTAAAAGTCAATCCCGCAATCGAGTGGCTCAAGCAGTTCCCTATCGCCAATGCCAGATTAGCCCTCTGGGGTCAGGCCAAGATATACAGCAAGGAAGCCTATGACGAGTTCAACAGGCTGGTGAAAGAACTTGATGTTCCCGATGATGCCATACCAGAACTGACACTACCGCCGAAAGGCTCGGTGGAAAACTACTTCAAGTATCAGGAGACCGGCGGAGAACTGGGCTATAACTCGTGGGAAGTCCAGTTACTTATGGCACAGGACGATGATTTAAGGCAGTTCCTTGAGCGACAACCCATTGAAACGCCCGTCAGAAGCCTTGAGTTGAAGATTAAGGGCAGGGAACTGGAAGAGGATAGCCAGGAGTTCAGGGACAACGAAAGGCGCATAGAGGCCATTGAGAACGGTGCTCCTGACGAGATTGAGAGTAAATGGGTAGAGCGTGGTCATATAGTTGATGAGTTTACGGCGGGTAGCTCAGAGGCTATGGTCTGGTTGCTAGACCATAAAAACGCTTTTGACTGGGCTATTGACAACGGGCTACTCACCGATGACGGTTCTGACTGGAATGAGGAAAGGCTACGCCTGAATGTTGAGAAAAACAAACTGGAAGAAGGCACATCTGAATTCGCTGAAGTTGATACCAAGCTCAAAGCCTTTGAAAGAGGACTGCCATCAGAGCAAATTGATAATTTCGCTATTTATAACAGCTTTCCAGAGGCAGGATATAGGCGGGAACGCTTCTTAATGGAGCATCCCGTGTTCGCTGAAGCTATGGGCTTGCAAGTCCCTGAGAAAGTCCCCTCCGAGAAATACGACATACTGCTTGAGAAAGAGGACAGGACACCCGAAGACGAACTCCGAATGGACGCTTACAAAATCTATGTGCCTGATAAATATATTGAGGACTATGTAACCTACCATACCAGCAAGAAACCCGATAACTGGGAAGAGAAAAACGGCACCGACCTCTACTATGCAGACGATTGGTGGATGATGGAGCACCAGGGCTTCTACAAGGAAGTCTATCTCGGCATACTGGGCAATCAGCGCAAAGACTATCGCACCGTGCCGACCAGAGAGGTATTCAACAAGTACCTCCGCTACCTTGAGCTGGAAGGGAAGAGGCGCAGTCAATTCAGGCTAGATAACCTCGACCTTGATAAATGGCTGGTCTTAAAATTCGGCTACACGCCGATTGAAGAGCAAGAAATTAAGCCTGAGAAAAAAGAGCCAGAGAAGCCTGAAGGCACTATTGAAGAGTCACTGGAAGATATGAGAGAGAAACTATCCAGTCTAATGCGATAAAACATCGCAAACAGTTAGTATTATCGCCAGAGTACCCGTAGCCGATAATATCAGAAACAGAAAAACCAGACCACTACATATATCATCCCACGACTCTTTACGGTTGAGATTGGTCAGATACTTCGTCTCCCAATCAGTCTTAAATGACCATCTGAAGTAGTTTATTTGTTCCCTAAACCAGTTCATAGGTGAATTATAACCATTTTTACCAAATTGTCAAGTAGAGAGGTGATATATGCCACACAAGGGAGTACCGAAAAGAAATGGAAGCGGGCGTGGAGTCAGGGCAAATAGAGGCAGAGGTGGATGCTCGCCAACCAGAAGCAAGGGTAAGGGGAGGTAATTTATGCATAAAACGAGTTTCTTAGTTCGCTAGATGGTTCAAAAATAAATTAACAAAAGGAGAATACAATGCCAGAACCTAAAGTCAAAGATACCCAGTCTGAAGAAGAAAAGGCAGCGCAGGTTGCCGCAGAACAGGCTAAGGCTCTTGCTGATGAAGCTGGTTCCGAGGAAGAAAAACCTACAGTCACCGAAGCCGAAGTCAAGGCTCGGGTTGAAAAGGCAGTTCAGGCCGCTCGAATAAAAGCTGGTAGGGACGATAAAGCATTTGAAGCAAAGGCTGAAGCACTCAAAAAAAGGGAAGAGTCCATCAGCCAGGCGGAAAGACGCAGGCTGGAAGAGGAAAGGGAAGCGGTGCGTGATGATGCGGAGGCTTTAAAGACCCTGGATGCTAGAGAGGCCGTAAAAGCTCGGGAAAGGGAAGCCGAGAAAAAGGAAACTGAGCTGACGGCTCGTGAACTTGAGTTGAAAGCTGACGAAGATTCCAGAGCAGAGGAAAACCTGGTTAATGCCATAGCTGATGTTGCCACGGAATTTGAGTTGGATGCTACCAAGTTTGCGAAATCCTGCACAGACCTCAAGCTGACTTCCAGAGAGCAAGTCGAAAGCCTTGCTCGTACCATAACAGGTAAAGAGCCTGACCTTAAAAAGAAGCCTTTGAAACTCGATTCCAGTAGAGGCGGAGGAGCAAGCCCGAGCGAACAAAAGAAACTAGAAAACCGATATCCAAGTATGTTTCCGAAAAAATAACTTTGAGGAGGTAAAAAAATGGCTACAGCCATTGGAAACACCTATCTAACTTTACTCGACTATGTTCAGCGTGAAAGCCCGGCTGGTGGGATTGACGAAATAATCGAAGTTCTCACCGCATCTAATCCTATCTTGGCGGATGCTAATATAATGGAGGGCAATTTACCGACTGGACATCGCAGCACGCAGCGGACGACCGACCCGACTGGTGCATGGCGTCTGCTGAACTACGGCGTTGCGGCTGAGAAAAGCACCACGAAACAGATAACCGATACCTGTGGAATTCTGGAAGGTTATAGCAAACTGGACGTGGACGTCGCTTCTTTGAATGCCAATGAGGCCGCTTTGCGTGCTTCGGAAGACAACGCCTTTGTCACCGGGTTTAACGACACCGTAGCAACAGCGCTCTTTTATTCCAACCAGGGAGTAAACCCAGAGCAAATTCACGGTCTGGCACCGCGATACCGCGATACTGACGGTGACTACGCCAGCCAAATAATCTCTGGTGGAGGCTCTGGCAGTGACAACACTTCCGTGTGGCTCGTTACCTGGGGACCGCAGACCTGCACGCTGATTTACCCGAAGGGTAGTCAGGCTGGTTTGCAAAGTGAAGATTTAGGGCGGCAGCTCATTGAAGATGCGGCTGGTGGCAACTACCTGGCCTGGGTTACCAGGTTTCAGTGGAAACTTGGTCTTACCCTGCGGGATTACCGGTATGTTATCCGCCTCTGCAACATTGATGTTTCAGACCTGACTTCAGATGCTGCCTCCGGCGCCGACCTGATGGACAAGATGATTGACGCTTACTATGCCCGCCCAAGTGTTGACCTGGGCAATATGGCGAAGACGTTCTTCTACTGCAACAAGACCGTTGCCAAGTTCCTGCACAAGCAGGCTCAGAACAAGAGCAATGTCAATCTGACCATCGACTCACCCGCCGGCAAACCGGTAGTCAGCTTCCTGGATGCCCCGGTTCATGTGTGCGACAACATCTCATCTGCGGAAGCAACAGTCAGCACTACTCCTGGGTCTGTACTGGCCTAGAGTAACAATCAAATAAACTAAAAGGAGAATTGACAATGTACGTAGATAAGCAATGTTTGTTAGCTGATGGTCTTGACATAGGTATAGCGGCTGGTTCTGTTTATGGTAGTTATGCCTATAATCTTGGTTCTACTAAAGACCCGGGTGGGGGCAAGCCTCTATATGTAGTTTGCTGTATAGATGAGGCTGTGACGTCTAGTGGGAGCGCTACTGTCCAAATCGAAATTGTTGACGAAGAGGATGAAACAATAGATTCCAGTTCTGTAGTAATTTGTGGGACTGAGGACGTAGCTTACACCCGGTTTACACTGGGCAAGGTAATCGTTATTCCAGTGCCGTTCGGCCTTATCACTCAGCAATACCTTGGAATTAAGGTTACTGTTGCTGCTGCAACGACTACAGCTGGCACTCTCACTGCTTTCATAGCTGTAGACCCGTTCACTAATCCCGGTGCGTAAGTAAAATAAACGTAATAGGGGTGGAGACAAAATCTTCACCCCTAATGAACTAAAGGAGGTTCAATATGTTTTGGAGAGGACTAAACAAATTTAAGCACTTACAGATGGTGCCCTACGGAAATGTAGTTACCCCAGGCACAAATGCTATCCAGAATGTAATAGACAAGATTGCTGCTTCTGGGCTTAATAGCGACACTGTTGGGGCAACTATTCTAGTGGCTCCTGGAACTTACACTGACAATATAGTACTTGAGGATGACGCACTCTACAATCTTTCTTTCATAGCAATTGGGGGTCCAAACAGCGTAATTCTCGACCCTGCCGATGGTGATGCTATAGAGTCAGGGGAGGATAATACTAATCTACACTACCTCTACTTCAAGGGGTTTCGCATCAAGGGCAACATTGACTTTGACGGTGAGTTGAACGATACCAAATTCCTCTATAACGATTGCGTCTTTGAGGACTGCACCTTTGACGAGAGCAACGAAACAAAAAGCATAAATGTCCAGAATGCGAATCGCTTTTATTGGAAGAATGGAGCTATCCACGTTATGAGTGCTATTGTAGCTACTAATGTTGCTGCTATGGGCATTCTGGGAGAATCTTATAGAGACCTATTCCCCGTCACAGGTGCTCCAGGGACCATGCTCCTATCAGCAATTAGCACTAATAGCTTGGTGCCTTATATGATGGCAGATGCCCACGGAGGTGGAGACCAGGCTAGTTTTAAGATTGATGGTGCTCATGTGCAAAGGAGATTCCCTACCCTGGCTAATACTGGAACAGGGAAACAATTCCTAACTGTTAGACATGGGTATCTGGGTATGGGTGTCCAGACTCTTACTATCCCAAGTGGTTCCTCACTGTATCTCTTCGGTGCTGTGTTGAACCACACAGTAGATTGTGAAAGTGGTAGCACTCTTTGGTGCTATAACTCGGTGGTTATAACTAGCCTAACCGAAAGTGGCACTTCTCATAAGTATGCTAGTGAAACTGCTTCCTAAAGACCAAAACGAAGCGTAGCGAAAGGTAGAATAAAATAAGGCGGGGGCAAGGGTGAACTTTGTTCCCGCCAAAGAGGAGGACAGATTGAAGTATTTAGTTTTAAGAAACTGCTTTACCGAGGAGTGCCGATACTTCAGAAAAGGTGACATTGTCGACCTTCCCGATGCTATGTTCAAGGACGAAAAGAACTTCAGGCCGATGGAAAAACCAGCACCTGTTCCAGTATCCAAACCAGAACTGAAAGCAGATGAGGGGATTGCACTGGAAATATCACCTAGCGCACTAGAATCGGTAGCAAGCTCTCTGGATGGGCTGGTGTGTCCTGTATGCGGGAAGCTATGCAAGTCCAAGTTCGGATTGCAGTCCCACGTGAGGGTTCATCGGAAACAGGAGGTATAATTTGCCTTACACTAGCGACCAGTTAAAACTCTTTGGGATTGCACTCTCAATGCTACGAGGTGTGACTCCGTATAGTTACAGCAAGCAGGCTGCGGAAATAGCCAGAACAACCTCGGAGGCTGAACTCGAGAAGATGATTGGTGAGGGGGAAAAGGAAGAAGGGTTAAGGAAACGATACCCGACAATGAAGGGGTAATTCTCTACCCCTTTTCATGTGGAGAGGTAAGACCTCTTCGGGGCTTCTGAGCCATGAATAAATTAAAAGGAGAACTAAAATGAGTTTACCATCTAGGGTACTAAAGGATTCTAGCGGAAATGAAATACTGGGGAAAGTTACAGGTTCTCCAGCAGCTAGTACTATCGGGGCTAGGCTAAAGGCGATAGAGACTGCTTTGGCAGCCCTGGGTTATGAGTTCACCATAAATGGTGTCAACTTCAACGGCTATGCCAAGATAAAATCACTGTTCCTTGAAGCTAATGCCAAAGATGATGTTCCTAAAACACTCCACCACTACAATGACGAAGGTGCATTGGAAGATTATAAGGTGCCAGAGGACAAGGTATTTATATCCTTCCAAGCTATGATTTATCTTGAGCAAACTACTGTGATAGGCAGGATAGGTGAGTCTGATACTGCCGATGGAGCTATCAGTAAAGAGATTCTTAAGTTTTCCAATGGCACAAACCTACCATTTATAACAAACTGCTATGGTGTCTTTGCTGCTGAAAAGTATATTACTGCCGAGACCGACAGTTCCAATGCCAGCTACGAGATGGTATCTGGTAGTGTTCTGTATGGAGTTGAAGTAGATGCTTAAATGGAAAGATTTTGGCATAGGCGGATATAACTTTGACAACTGGAGTTTAGTAAAGGAACTCTATGTCCCTGAGGATATAAGTAGTAGCACTGACAAGTCGCTTCATTTGAGAGGACGAGAGGCTTTACCGCATCATCTTCAGCACTATGTGATTCCAAACGATAAAGTGTTCATAGCCTTTGCTGTAACTAATGTCTTACTTTCTACTACATCTGGTATAGGCTTGTTCGGAACAGGAAAAAGCTTTGGCAGGTATCCTGAAAGCCATCAGCAACCTGGAGACACGAATCCTGGCGCTCCTTTCGCTTGGTCTCCAACCTATTTCTACTTAGGAAATTACTATTGTGGAGGAACTTGGGGAAGTCTCGTAATACACAACGGTAGGATTTATGAGTGCTGTCAAACCCATGCTCCTAGTGCAGATAAAGAACCTTCGCCAGCAGGCGATACTGAGTGGTGGTTAAAAGGGAGTGTGTGGGATGTAGATTGGAAAGCTGGCAAGTTCTACTTCTTTAATGAGCTGGAGATGGTTACTGTAGAAGGTGTAGCGGGGGCTTATATGTGTATGGTAGACCATACCTCAGAACTCAGCAACAAGCCTTGTGATGAAGACTGGGATGACATCTGGAATCCTGGGGACGAGTTCACAGCTGATTTGACTTCTCAGTATGGATTTTCAAAGCAGGTTCTCAAGGTTTCCAAAGGTACGGACAAGCCCTTTGGTTTGGAAATATTAGGTGTATTTGACGGCACTACTGGCACTTATGGACGGCGGATTGACGCTATGACCAGTGGTGGCACTATGAAAGCAGGGGCTACTCTGCTGGGTATTGAGGTAGACGTATAAAAGGAGGCGCTTTATGGCAAATGAATTAACTCTAACGGTTGGTATGACCTTCAGCAAGGGTGGCGCCGAAGGGCAGAGGTCGGATAGTATTCAGGTTACCGTTACCGGTGATGCTTTTAACCACAATGTCCAGGAAGTTGGGACTACTGAGGAGGAACTAGCCCAGAATACCATATTGGGCACTCCCGGATATCTGTTTGTTAAGAACCTTGATGCCACAAACTATGTGGAAATCGGCACAACGACTACCAAATACGCTGTCAAACTGAAAGCCAAGGAAATTGCACTGTTTAGGGTTGATGGCACGACCATATACGCAAAAGCAAACTCGGCAGCTTGTAATGTTGAATACTGGTTAATTGAAGACTGAGAGGTGAAAAAATGGCGAATGAACTAGGACTTAAAATCAAGTGGGAAAACGGCGTCAATTTTAAAATGACATCTAAGCTGGATGCTGAAGAAGTGAAGACTGTCGTAGAGGCTGACGAGAACGGTCATATCGCTGAGACTTGGCCTCACTTAGAAAACGTTTGTACGGCATTTTTCTTTTCAAAAATGGCTGAAATTGGTGCCGCAATGAAAGCGGAATAACGGAGGTGTTCTATGGCAGCTAAAACGCTTGCCGAGATGAAAACCTGGACTTCAACAGTTCTGCAGGATACGGGTGAAACCAGATGGGGGGACGCTGAATTGACCCTGCATTTAGCCAGTGCTTTAAGAGTAGCTGCTGAGTATTGGCCTAACGTGATTCGTGAAATCGTCTATACCGTTTATAAAACTGGCTCGGCAACATCTACATCTACCGACCATCTGGTAGATGCTACCAAAGCCCAATTTGTAGACGCGGATATTGGCCGTACCGTTATCAATATAACCGATGGGACTATAGCCACGATAACCGCCTGCAACAGCACCTCTGATGTTACGATAGACACCAATATTTTAGTCAGTGGTGAAAGTTATGAGATATTCTGCACCGGCGGTTCTGATTCAAGGGATGTCTACATCGGCGGTATATCCGATTTAATTGATGTGGAATATTTAGAATATAAAATCGGGAAAGACCCCAGAGAGCTCAGGAATTTCAGCCGCTTGGCTTCTACGCTGCGAATGACTCTGGATGACCAGCTTGCGACATCTGAAAATGCCTTACCTGTCTTTGTTTTCTGCAATAAACCGCATACCGTAACAGCTTCAGCTTCGACCTTGACGCCACAGCTTGAAAGATTAGTCGTGGAGCTCACTGCTGCCTACGCTTCAATTGCTAAAGGTCAGGAATCTGTCGCGCAAGTTAAGACAGCGATTTCAGCTTATAATAAGATAGGTGCTGCTATCCTTGAGATGAATGCTGGTCTCCTCAGAGCAAAAACCGATTTAGATTCTGGCCGGACGGAAGCTGGTAAAGTCCCTGCGATTGTTACGTTGGCTGAAACGGCGATTGGTAAAATACAAGGGCAATTAACTCAAGCCATCAACGATACCAATGCCGGTCGTCCGAGAGTAAATAACATTCCTAAAGGTGGCCCGATAGCCTCCACTTATATCCCCCTTGCGGCTGCTTCCTTGAGTACAGCCAGCGCTTTTATTGAAAAGGCTTCTATAGATTTACGGCAAGCGGCGGCTGATGAATCGATTGCCAACACTTATGCTAGTTTGGCTTCCGGGGAACTTTCTCAAGCCGCAGCACTTTTGAATCAGGCTTACGGTTATATCCGTGAGGTAGATGGGCGGCTGCAGATGGCAAACACGGTTCGCCTTTATCAGGATTGGGGTGAGAGTAAATTAGCTCTGGTAATGGCGGATTTACGCAGGATAAAGAAACCAAAGACAAAGCATACTTATGCGAGGGATTAGGAGTTTAGATGAGGGTATTATCGGATGTCTTGGAGTTTTTCTCGCAGGGATTGATTTTCTGACTCCAAGTGCTTTATATGGTTTTCTAAAATGCTTATTTGCTTGTGTCTATCATCGGTAACAAGTTGAAGGTTCTCTATCCTATTATCATCTTTGATATGGTTCTTATGGTGTACGATTTCCCAGCAATGGAGGCATCGTCCTAGATGTTTCGCCATTATGAGGCGGTGTTCTGGAACATAGCCTCGGTTCGAGGCCATTGGATAAAAGAAGTCCTCTGGCCAAAATTTTATACGGATATAACCTTTACAATAAACTCTTCCGCCCTTCCACAAGATACTCTTGGCACCTCTTTGCCTTAAACTAATTTTGGCTCTTTGTTCTGGAGTATTACCTTTAAGTTTGTTGGCACAAGAGCAACACCTCAAATGGGTGGGTAAGCCTTTGCGATATTGAACCCATCGCTCCTTACCACAATCAATACAAGCGTGCCAAATGCTTGTGCAAGAATGAACACCGTGTGTTCTTATTTCGCCTAATTTCGGCATACATATATTATACAGTAATAACGCAGAATATTCAAGAGGTATTATAAATGCAGAGTCTTACAGCTACCTTGCTCGCTGCCCAAAAAGCAATGGGCGATGTTTTATGCAAGCTGGTGCTTTCCAAGAGCGGTGAATCTGATAAGACATACGGCGTAGATACCACTAACCGTATATTGGACTTGAGGCATCCCGAAGGCGAATGGAGCCAAACAGCCCAAGTGGTTATTGATAACCGAGATGGCAACCTGACTGCACTGGCACTAGAAGGTTGGATGGGCATCGTATCCTATGGCTATCATACGAGTGCTGGAGACGAGTATAAAGCTAAAAGTCCTCTTACCGTCATCGCTCAAAAGACAGACTCAATGCAGGGTGAGCTGGTAACTACTCTATCACTGGCTGGACTATTCAATATGTGGGCAGAGCAGAAAGCCACCGAAGCCTATGCTCCTGATGAAATCAACACCGATACCGTCAAGACGATTATGGATGCCATAGCCAGCCATTCTATGACCTGCTTCGGTTCTTATCCCGTGCATACGATAACCTACGATAGCGGATATGATGACAGTATTATAAATGCCTTCAAGCCAGCCGATGCTTTCTCGGTAGCCAAAGGCGAGAGCAGACTATCAGCTTTCAAGAAGGCTCTAGCTTATACCAAGTGCAAATGCAGAATAGAGAATGACTCCAGCGTGGCGACTATCCATATCTTCCAACCAGTAACAACTGGGGCTACTTATGATTACGAATACAATGATGCCGAAGGGCTAACCAACCACAACTTCTTTGATAAAAGCGTTCGGAAACGACTGGTGCTGCCCAACAAGGTAACCGTTATGAATCATCCCGACCACTCCGACAGCTATACTGGAAGTGCTACCGATGCTGCTTCCTACGCTGCTCTGGGTGACCAGTATTATACCGAGACAAACTACTGCCGACCTTCCAGTAACGCCCAGGCTGCCCTTATCGCCACTGGAATATTACTAAAATACCAGATGGCCGCCGAAAAGGGGCACGGCTTTGCCCCGATGAACTGCGGCCAGGAAGTCTGGGACTACGTGAAGATTACCGACTCCAGAGCCAGCGATACTAGAGTGGGTAATATCGGCTATATCAGCAGGCACTACACCCCGGGCAAGTTTGAAATGGAGTTCAGGTTCGGGACTCTGGAGCTATTCGGACTGGCGGGGACAGTTCCACCGGCGCAGACGGCTATAACAATAAGAGAGCCGTCTATGCAGCAATCACTGATTGACCAGGTTTCCGATTTAATAGACTCCTATAACTCAATGATTGGTAATTACAACGCTTTAAGGGAATCCCTGCTGGAGACGATAGCCACCGCTAACTCGATTATAGACTACCTGATAAACAGGCAGTGGGAAGGGGAGTTCGCCAAGCTCTCGGTAACATTAAGATTTCAAGGGCCGACAGGCACGGATATGTATTCATAAAATGAAATTAGCAATGAAAGGTATTTTGGCTGGAATAGTTCTATGGTTGGCTTTTAACATAGTTATTCAACTCAGGTTATGGATTTTACTCGGCAGGTGATAAATGGCATATACCAAGCAGGAATACCATGAAATTGGAACAAATACCTCCACAGGTGGTTTTGGAGAAACTTGTTTTGGTGGGCAGACATTTCGCCCTGTTACCGCTCATACTATAACCAGAGTTGGATTTTATGGGGGTAAGGATGGCTCTCCTTCTGGTTTAGGGTATATTGACTTATATAATTGCAACCAAACCACCCACTTACCAATAGGCAACAGGTTGGCACGGGCAAGTTATGAAACCTCTGACTGTAATCCTGAAGATGAAGGAGGAATAGACCCAGCGTGGGTTGAATCTAATCTGGACTCTGCCATTGCTCTAGACCAAGATACTGAATATGCCCTTATCTTGTATCAGCCTAATTCTGAATCCTCAGGGGATAGTGTTAAGTTTAAGAGTGAGTCAAAGACACCTACCTATACCAGGGGTGTGCTGCTTTTCTCCAACACTGGCTTTGCAAATCTAGCTGTATATTCTACCTATGACTACCAATTCAGGGAATATAGTGGTTCGGTAGGAGTTTCAATAGTAACTACCCAAGCCTGCACGGGCACAACTGCTCAGAAATCAATCGGTCATGGAACTTATCAGGGTGCGGGTAGTTCTGCTGTTTCTCAACACGGACACGTCTGGGATACTTCCACTGACCCAACTACTTCTTTAGATACCAAAACGGAAAATGGGGCAGCTCCCAATCTCGGTCAATTTCAATCGGATATGCCTAACCTCATCCCAGGAACTACCTATTACGTCAGGGCTTATGTCGTCAATACTTCAGGCACTTCCTATGGTGGTAATGTCAATATCACCACAGGCACGACTATCGGGAGAAGGCACTGGTGGACTGATGGTGGTGAATTTCACTGGTGGGCAGGTGGAGTTCATTATAAGGTAGTGGGGATAGAGGATACTTCGGGATTACCCTGGTGGTGGTACATGTAAGGAGAATTAAATGGCTTTAGCAGCGATTAAATCATTAGCAGATGGACAGTTAGCAGATTCAAAGGGGACTATCTATACTTCACCCGCCTCAACACAAACGATAGTTAAGAGCATTATATTGGTCAATACCAACAGTTCTGCCGAAGCGGTGAATATATACTTCAAGGCAAGCGGTGGAACATCAAGGCAGATTACCCCAGTTGATAAGTCTCTAGCTGCTAGTGCAAAGACGGAGGTTCTTGAAAAGGACTTGACTCTTGAGGCAGCAGATATTCTGGAGGGGGATACCACTACTGCAAGTAAGGTTGACTTTGTAATAAGTGGGATACAGAACTCATAATGAAGATTTGGAACACTATTGGCGAACTAATTGAGTGGCTAGACCATCACCACAATCCAATGCACGAAAACGGTGGCGTTGATGAGATAGATGTAACTGGCCTCTCTGGACTTTTAGCTGATGAGCAACATGCTCTCGCTACTGAAATTGATTATGGCCTATCCTTTCAGGGTGTAGTTACTACCGCTACGGATACTACTCACTTCAAGGTATCAACCCTTGCTGATAAGGGAACTGGTTTCTTTAAGCCTACGGCAGGGTCTCCCTATGAGATTTATGTTGTTGAAGCAGATGGGGCAGCACCGGAGGGAGAACAAACACCCGTAGTAGCCTATACTACCGCCGATGGCACTTTCCAACACGCAGAGTTTACCGCTCAGTTGGCTGTAGGCGATATAGTTCTAATTCAGCATCCTGTGATTGCTATGCTGGGGACAAAGGCTACGGCAGCAGCCGAAGGTGCAGTTACCACCACTGATTACCTAATAGCATATATCAAGCAATTAGTTACCTTACTCATAGCCCAAGATGTAGTGGTAGATAACTTACACGATACCGATATACCAGCAATAAAAACAGTGGTAGATGCCATTACAGCTGCTGGCCCGACTAATACTCAAATGGAAACTGCTAGGGATGCTGTCATAGCAGCCATTCCCGCTATGGTTGGAACAAACTCAGCCATGTTAGCTGTCAATGGAGCATTGGAAGCTACTCTTACAGCCATCAAGGGTGGTGGCTGGACAGATGAGACATTAAAAGCAATTAAGGATGCAGTTGATGCCATAGCTCCAGGTGATGCCACTGAAGCTAAACAGGATGCTATCATTGCCGACACTGAGGATATACAAACCACACTTGGCACTCCTGCTAACTTCATGGCTAACGTGGCTTCTCTTGCTCTGGAAGCTACTCTAGGCACTCACGACACCGATATAAAGACACTTCTTAGCACTATTGCAGGGTATATTGACACAGAAATTGCTGCCATCACTGCTGCAGGTCCAACCCTAACTCAAATGAACACAGCCCATGCCCTACTAGCGACACCAGCACAAGTGGCAACAGCCTTGGACACCTATGATGCTATCAAGCGGTCAGAGGCTACCTCTGATAAGGAAGCTGTTATTGCTGCTATACCTGCTATGGTAGGGACTGACAACGCAGCGACAGAAGCCAAGCAGGATATTATAGATACCAATGTTGATGATATTGAAGTTCTTGTTGACAGCAAGGTAATGGGTAGGCTACAGGTAGCGACAACCACCTGGGACTTAAAACGAGGTGATGCTGGTGCTGGAACGGATGTCCTATTTACTGGGACTACACAGGCGGTAATTCTTGAGTCCCTTATAGTCAGGATGCCGACTACCTCAGATGTTACCGATGACGGCACAATCACCAGTATGGCTATAGCAACCGATGACGCAGAGCCAGGGATAATCATAGCTGCTGCGGATGCCCCCGTAGCCAGTATGACACCCGAATCACAATTCGGTTGGACTGGAACTTTATACATACCCGTAGATACCGAGATAGAGGGAACTCTTGCTGGTGGTGATGCTGATGCAGAGTGCTTGGTTATTGTTACGGCAACCTATAGAGCAGTGGTAAGCGGAGGTTATCTGGCATGAGATACAAGAATGGAGTTTACATACCACCCTTAGATGATGTACCCGTAGATGGACAGACAGAGGAAGGTATTACTTCCAACAGAGTGTTTGACCATGAAGGCAATACTACCACAGCTCATGGAGCAGTTTCAGCCGCCACAGCCAATAAGCACGTAGTCAGGGATGCCTCAGCACGAGCCAAGTTTGCTGCAGCAGCAGCTGCTGGTGATGCCTTAACAAAGGGAACAAGGGTAACTACGGCAGAACTCCCAGCTATGACTGATGAGAAGATATGGAAAGGCACTGGTGGGAATGTTGAAGAAGTGGACATGCCCAGTGGTGGCGCTACCTTAACTGTAGCTGATACTGAGGTATTTAACGATACTCCTCCCACGTCTTGGACAGACCTTGACTTAAGCGGCACAGTTGGCGCTCAAGCTACTCTGGTTATGCTTAAATTTATTGCCAAATCATCAGGATACGGTTTTAATAGAGTTGCTGTTCGCCGTAATGGTGATACTGATGAGTTTTTTCATACTGTTGATGTGCCCCTCGGCGTTGCAACCGCAGAGGGTGATTATGATTATCATATCGTCCTTTTGGTCACTACTGATACTGATGGGCGAATAGAGTGGCGTGTTGAACATGTTTCTCTGTATGTTTTGGCAATAATAGATGTTATGGCTTATATTAAGTGAGGCAAGAAGATGTCAACTGAGAAAGAAATTAAGGTTAGACATAAAGAGATACACGACAACTTAGGGGAAGATTATTACAAGAAACACCTGATGTCCAAAGAGGACTTTAACTACTATCATGGACAAAACTGGACTGATATGGAAGCGGAACTTTTTGCTAATGGTTATCTTAAGCCACCTGAGCCAGTAAGGGATTTAACTGCTGAGATAGATGGGTTGAAGGCTGACGTAGAAAAACTCAAGTTGATAGGGATAGGGATTATAAGGAAAAGCTAAAGAGGCAAGATAATGCCCAAAGAGAAGCCAAAAAGTGAGAAGGATACTTAGCTTTATGAAGTCTACTGTCAGGATGTAAAGGTATGATTAGCAGGATAAAATTCAAAAGGTTACCCAAGGGAATCGGGGTTTACATCTTCTCCAAGAGATACTACAAGGGCAGAAGGAATTGGCTCAATGTTTCTTTCACCTACTCCCTGTTTGATTGGATATTTGCAATAAGTCATAACGGCTACCATAAGTTTGAAATCATTTATCACAGGAGACCGAAAGATGAATGAACAGGAAATATTAGCTTATCTTAAATCACATGATGAAAGACTGGGGCATATAGAAAGCAGCCTGAAGGTTATAAACCACGAACTGGGAGTGCTAACTGGTAAGGTGAAGAACACGAGCATAGCACCTTTACTCATCAAATACGTGGTCTTCCCCCTGATTGTCCTAATCGCTGCCCTTGCTGGCTTCAAGATGTTTTTGCCCTTCTGAGGCTTCCCACAATCAAAATCTACTGGCATAAAACCAATTACGAATAGCACACTATTAATTACCCCCTCTCCTTCAAAGGAGAGGGGCTTTCTTTTATTTCAGGCGAAGGTTATCAACAGGACTCGCCATCTTGTGAGCTTGAACCATCTCATACAGACCGAGGATACCCACATACCTTCTGGTCATTCCCAAATCAGAATGCCCCAGGATATATTGCAGGGTAAAGGTGTCCCCGCCGTTCCTCAAGTAATTGATGGCGAAGGTATGCCTGAAAGTGTGAGGTCCCTGCTTAACATTGGTTATTCCAGCCCTTTGGCACAGCCTTTTTACCATTATCTGGATAGCTGAAGTTGCCATAGGTCTCCTCTCCTCAGTAACCCATAGACAGGAGTGGCTATCCTTCCGCGAGAGAAGATACTTCAGCAATGCCCTCTGAGCTGTCTTACCGATTCTGACGACTCTCTCTTTAGCCCCTTTACCCATTACCTTGATTAGCTCACCCTCAAAATTGACATCCTGGAGCTGGATGTTTGTCAACTCTGCCAGTCTTAGTCCAGTGTCAAGGAATACTAAAATGATGGCTCTGTTGCGTAAGTCCAGGAAGCGATTGCCGGAGCATAGTAGCAGCAGGTTATCAATATCTCCCCTTGAGAAAGGCTTAATGATTAGGCGGGGCACTTTTGGAGGCTTGATATTATGCATCGGGTTTTCAGGTATAGCACCTTCATTGACCAGCCAGTTGAAAAATGCCCTCAAGCACTTGTAGTGGTTATGGACTGAAGATGGCCTTAGCCCTCTCTCCTGTAAGGATAAAAGAAACATTCTTACTTGAGCGGTTGAAAGCTCATCACCGAGTCCTAGGAAGCCACGCAAAACCAGTGAATAAAGAGCGATAGTCTTTTCTGACTTCCCCTCAACCTTGCAGGAAATTAAGTAATTTCTAGCCAGTTGGCCAAGGCCGTTTTGAGGAGTAAAGTGGTCAAGGCCAGCTATGCCTCCAATGTGAAGGCTGCTGATAGTAAAGTGGTCTAGCATTATTCATTTTGGCTACCCAACGGCGATTTTAGCTTCAGTTATACAATTTCTAATTGAATCACCGGAGCTGCCACCTGATACCCTTCAAATTTTACGCTACCCTCATTAGTCTCCAGCCACAATTCCTCGGCAACTCTGCGTAGTCGGCCTATTCTCAGACCATCAGGCATTAAACAGGCAATGATGTCTCCAGCCTCTATATCACGGTCTCGGTCAATAATTATAATATCTCCGTCATGTATAGCTGGCTCTAAGCACTGCCCCCTCACAGGATAAGCCTCAATGTTCTTACCCGCCCCTTTGTTTCTTTCTAAGTACACATAATCTATTACTTCCATTGCTCCTCCTGCACGGAAGGGAAAGTCTGCATAGACAGGTACAGAAATTGGTTGGGCTAACCTGAGACGCTCCAGAATCTCCTCTGAGGTCTCTTTCGGCAAGGACTGATGCTTCCCCTGCATCTCCTGGGTTAATCCATCAGGTAGCATCCCTAGCGCTCTGGCTATCCTTGCAAAGTTATGTTGTCGGACACCCTTAAAGCCGCCACTGCAAACACGGGAGATATAGGAATCTGATAAACCAGACCTCTTAGCCAGTTCAGCCTGTCTGATACCCCGCTCATCTAAAATCTTTTTTAACCTGATACCCCAGTTCATAGTTTTATCCATAGTTTCATTCATACTTCTATTGTAACATTTATATTACAAAAGTCAAGTAATTTAGTTCTACCTGTAATTATTTTTGAAACTTTCCCTAAAATAGTTCCAAAAGGTATTGACAAGTTGCAAGTATTTGTTTACACTTGTAATATATGGCTACAGAGCTTGAACTCCTGATAAAGAAACAAAGAGACGAGGGCTTAACCGACAGCGAGATGGGTGAACGGCTAGGTGTTTCCAGGGTTCATTACAACTACATCAAGAATAAGAGGTCAGCCGTAAATGACAAGTTCATAATGAAAGCGTATCGGGCATTCCCCGATATTTTTTTACCCAACAGTTTTACCAGCGTAAAAAGGGACATTACGGGTGACAAACAGGACTACCCTGAGACCTCACCAAATGAAAATCTAGGGTCGCTTTGGGGTCGGGTAAAGGGATTGTTCAAGGGGATAGGGAATAAGGGGGAATGATGCTAGACATAGAAGAGAAAAGGAACGAGATAAGGGGAGGGATAGAGCAAATCCTTGATTTATACATTGATGAAGGTTTGGAAGAAGAACGACTCATTAAGCGTGCTGATAAAATTCTGCGGTATCTCCATTCTCAGGGTGTAGTGATAGCGGATAGGGACAGGGGGTTACCTGAAGTTAAAGTTGACTTTGGTGATGGTTCCTACGAAATACTCACTAACATTATAGGACACAAATATAATCAAGCTGGCTATGTAGCAACTATACCACTGGTAAAGGATTGATTAACTTACATTAGGGAGGTAGCTATGATATCCACATTGTTTGAGGGAACAGTTATTGATAAGGTAACTTACCCGGAAACTCTTTATTATGCCGAGAGAGTATCCCAGAGCGGTCACCAACCTGTCTTTAAGAGGCTATTGCCTGATGGCTACTCCACTGAATTATCACCTGTCCCCAGCCAGAGACTAATCAATCACTCACCATCTGGTTTCCAATGGGGATATGGTGGCTCCGGCCCGGCGCAATTAGCTCTAGCCCTGCTCTTTGATGCCACCACTGACCCCGAGATGGCACTGGCTAATTACCAGGAATTCAAGTTGGCGTTTGTTGCTGAGTGGGGTGATAAGTGGTCAATTACCAGGAGTGAGATACTGCTCTGGGTAGAGGAGCAAAAGAAGCAGCAGCTTGAGGCTATGCTGAGCAGGAATTGAAATGATGAACAGAGGCGGGCGACCCAAACTCAAGACCTTATTAGAACTGAGGCAGCAAACATCTCTGGAGGTTCAAAATAAGAATAATGGAGGTAAGCTACCCAACGGCTTACGGGAACTTAAAGAGATGTTGAAGCTGAGAAATATAAAGGAGAGGGAGGGCTGTCTTGTCTGAGATGGCTCTCCCAGGGAGGATTGAACTCGGCTTCACTAGCCTGATGGTCTGCAAAAGATGTGGTGGGCAGGTACTTGCTAGTAAATGTATCCATTGTGGGGCAGAGCATGATAGGTGGGGCAACTGGCTCAGGCCAGTAGTTGGCACAAAACTAAGTGGGGAAGGACAGCATCAGTCAAGTCATGGGGGATTTAAATAAAAGGAGGAGATGATGGCCGAAGTTAAAGAGAAGAAAGTAGCCGATTATAGCAAGAGCGCGGAGAACTTGGTGAATCCATCAGAAGTCAAGGAACTTCTTAACCAACTGCATCAGAAAGAGAAGGATAAAGAAGAGTTTGAAGTAGAGTTGAAGGAACAATGCGCCGACCTGGTTCTCTCTATCGCCGATACTGGTCAAGCCATAACCGAACTCCAGAAGCAAATCAAGGAAGCGGTTGAGCAGTTCGGGTCTTATCAGGACTTGGAAGCTGGCGACTACGCAGTCAAATACCGGCGGGTTTCAAAGAGCTACGATGCCGAGGAGTTCGCTCAGTTCTTTGACAAGTTTGCTCCAGCCGTAATCATCCAGACCGTGAATGAAAAGGCTCTGGAAGGTCTAATCAAGGGCGGACTGATTACAGAGCAAGAACTCAAGAATACGGGAGTCCTGAAAGAAGATACCAAGTATGCCTATGTCATAAGGTGAGAAGGAATGAAAGGTTTAACACTAAAAATCAGACGCATAAGGGTAGGGCTAACACAAACTGAGTTAGCTAAGATGGTAAACCTCACTCAGCCTATAGTCTCTCAGCTTGAGCGGGGATTTTATTTACCAGGTCCTGAACTAATAAAGCGAATTAAAGAAGCAACTAGAAATAAGCAATGCCAATCTATGAAAGTGAAGTAACAGGAGGGAGAAATAAGATGGAAAAGGGATTAACTACCACAGAGAAAACAGAACTTACCCTGAATCCAAATGATGTAGTAGAAAATGCTACTACCCAAGCAAAGTTGCTTATGGACATCGTGGAGAAAACACATTGCTTTCAGGAAATATCAGGCAAGAAGTATCTTCAGGTGGAAGCATGGGAGACAATCGGGGCTTTCAACCGCACACACGCTGAAACAGAGAGCATTACGCCAATTCTTAAAGAGGATAAAACCATCGGCTATCAAGCCCATGTGCAACTCTGGAAAGATGGGGCGGTTGTCGGTGGTGCGGTAATGCCGTGCTACTTCACCGAGAATTGCTGTAAGGGCAAAGAAGGGGATGCCAAACATAAAGCCAGTATGAGCGGAGCCCAGACTTTTGCTACCAGCAAGGCTTACCGTATGAATTATAGCTATGTGGCTATCCTCGCTGGCTATCAACCACTGCCGGCAGAGGAAATCACAGAGGATATGAAGCAAACAGTTGATAAGAGCCAGCACTGGTGCAAGGAGCATGCCACCGCTTTCTTTATGAGGGGCAAGATGAAGAGCTATGCCCACCCAATTAAAGATGCCAATGGAAATGATACTGGTGAGTGGTGCCACGAACGCAAGGAACAGTCAGCAAAGCCAGCACTAGCTAAAGAGCCTGAACCAGAGCCAGCACCAGTTAAAGAACTAGAGCCTGAAGTAGAAACTACTCCGCCACCAGCCATAGAAACTGGAAACCCATCGGATGTTCTTGATGAGAGTCCAGTGACTAAAGAGGATATTGCCCGGCTTGAGAAGATGATGGCTGAAACCAGTGTCAGTGCCTCACAGCTTGGGGCATATATGAACAAGGATAAGGGCTGGGGTATACAGGCATTATCTAGCCTTAAAAAGGCTCAGTATAATGAACTGATGGCAGCCTTTGAAAAGGGTAAACAATAAGCACATTAAAATAGGCTTGCTGGTAAGGGTATATGGTGAATGAAAAGCCCCCTTTAAATAGAACTTATAGCCAGCAAGTGCCAGCTACCCGAAAGGGCAGGTAAGTAGATGCAGATTCAGATTTAGTTCTGATAATGATGGCTGCTAGCTGGCACAAAGGCTTGAGCCAGGGAGAACTGTATGTTGCGCCTTTGCGAAGCATCGGAAGCGGTTGGACAGTTTGTAAGGGGTGGTAGCTCAAGCAAAATGGCAATGGTGGGGTGCCAATAAAGGGATAAATGACTTTCAAGAAAGTGTAAAAGCCAGCCCCACCATCGCCACCAAGGAAAAGGAAAATAGAAGATGACAGAATGGTGGAGAAAGAAAAGTATCAGGTGGTATGACCACCCATTTATTATGGGACTGTCTAAAGATGCCCAGCATCTATATGACTTCCTAGCCTACAATTCTATCTGTAACTCGGCTGGATTATATAAGATAGCATTGGCCGAAATGACATCAAAAACGCATATAGATATTGATGGATTACCTGATTTACTAAAAGAACTAGAGAAGAATATAAAGTGGTATCCAGAATTCAATATTATATGGCATAAAGAACTCCTTAATAATCAAACTTCAAAGAACCAGAAATTTAGCTTGGTGAAGGTAGCTAAAGACCTGAAGGATATTCGCTGCCCATCTGAAATTATCAGGGAATTTCTTGATTACAACAGTGAAAGGTATGGCATAGAAATTCCGATTGAAGAGGGGCGCCGCCCCTCTAAGCCAGCAGAAGCCGGAGCTGAAAAAGCAGGTGAAGTCTATATCCCAACGGCACCTGAGATTGAGCTGCTGGAAGTTATAAAGACCTTCAAAGGATGGGAATATCAAGAGAATAGAGACTTGGTTTGGTTGAGAGATTTAACAGCAGAATTCGATAATGCCACAGTGAAAAACTTTAAAGATTGTCGCGACTGGTTTAGTGAAGAAACGAAGAAGATAGGTGCTTGGAAAAAGACAATTCGGAACTGGCTTACTAATGAACCAAAGTATAAGAAGGAGAAAGGAAGCAGACAACCACGCAAACCTGATGAGCCGAAAACTTCTGGAGATGAAAACGATGGAATGGAGGTAGAGTAATGGATAATTCAGAACAGTATATAAAGATGTGTGAGAAGGCATTTCCTGATGAAAGACCCACGGCACCCATTGAGGGCAGAGTAATAGAGATAACACAGGATGATTATTTTGTGCGACTGGACTGGTATGGGCATTGGTGGGCTGGTAAAGATGGAAAATATATTCCACTAAAGACACAAGACCAGTTGCAGGAGATGGTGGAGTTTGACCCAAGTATTTTCAACAGAAAACAACTCGACCTCCTAATGCATGAGTTTCACAGGTTCCTGATGCGCCAATATATTAAACCTGAAGGTGCATTATACGCAGAAGCCTATTTCGAACCAACAGTAGACAGATTTGTTAATAAAAGCTTAGATATATTCACCTCAATGGAACAACTCTGGTTAGCCTTTGTAGAGAAGGAGAATCATGGGAAAGTCTGGGATGGGGAAACTTGGGTGAAGTAATGGCTCAAGACATCATAACTGAAAACAGAATATGCCGTAATTGCAAGAAGGAATACGAGGCAAGGGTATATAGCTTTTTCGGTGTTCGTATTCTTGTCGGTCAGGGCTACTGCAAGGACTGTGCTAAAAAGATGTTTGAGGCAGAGAAGGCTAAAGAAGAAGCGGCCCGGCAGGCTACCATAGCTGCTATCAGGAAGCAGTGGCGATTGAGCTGCGGTATCCCTACCAGATTTATGTTTGAAGATTTTGAGACCTTTGACCACGCTCAGGACGATGGGGCTTTCAGGAAGGCTTACCGGAGATGCCTCGATTACGCCAATAAGTTCCCGCTTGACCAGAGTTACCGCAAATACCCATCTCTGCTGCTTTTCTCTCATCACAGTAATGGGGTGGGTAAGACGCATCTGGCTTGCAGTATTGCTCACACTATCCTTAATCGCTGGAATGGTGAGTGGGTGAACTGGGACGACTGGTGTGGTGAGGAATTATTCTTATCTTCCCCGGTTAAAGTTATCAGTGAATATGACATCTTTGAGCAGATACAGGCGAGCTTCAACTATTCATCGGAAGAGCAGGGGCACCTGCCTGGGGAGAATGATATTATCAATAGCCTTGTAGCCCCACGCTTGCTTGTCCTTGACGATGTGGGTAAGGAAAAGAGACGGGACTCAGAGTTTGTCCAGCGAACTCTCTTTAGGATAATTGACCGCCGGTATAAGCTGATGAAACCGATGGTGGTTACTACTAACAGGAGTCCGGAGCGATTGGAGTTCTACCTGAGTGCCGATGACAGGAGAGATAAGGCTTCCTGGGACAGGCTCTGGGAGATGTGCAACGGCAAAGCTGCCCAGATGGATGGGCAGAGCTATCGGAGGCTGAAGTGAGCACAATACTTCTAGTCGTTATAGGGCTTGGTGGATTGGCTGTGTTTCTTCTAGTCTCACTGGTCATATTCCTGCTGAGAGAGCGGAATGAAAAGAGCAAAGTATGGAGAGATTTAAGATAACTGAAAAACAATTTGAGGGGCAGGTAAAAGACCTTGCCAAGATATACGGCTGGATGTATTACCACACTTGGCGCAGTATTCACTCTCCTGCCGGCTTTCCAGACTGCCTTATGGTTAGACCACCCCGCTTAATCTTCGCTGAGTTAAAGAGCGAAAAGGGGGTAGTAAGCCCAAAGCAGCAAGAATGGCTAGACATATTGAAGCAGATACCTAGCGCCGAAGTCTTTTTGTGGCGTGCTGATGACGACATAATAGAGGAAATAGCAGAGGTACTCCGATGATAGTATTTGAGTTTCTATACGCACTATGGCTGAAGCTAATGGAGAAATTAGGGAGGTATTAAAAATGGCAACAAAAGTTTATGGTGCATCTGATGATTTGATTGAATTTGATGGTGATGTTCGGGGTGAAGTTGGGAACTATGGAACTGATGAAGAAGAACACGGGGAGTTAATTATCTTCAGTGACGGGACATTAATAGAGGCGGAATATGGTAAAGCGGACATGGCAATATGGGGAATCACCGTAATCAATAAAGGCTCATTACTCAAAGAGATTATTCCTTGCTCTGATGAAGATGCTGACCCTCATAGTGACGTGGCTATCTTCAGCGATGGTTTAAAGTGGGCTTATGCTGCCAGTGATTGGGAGAAAGTTAAATAAGAATTTGGCTAATGGAGACATTGAAGATATGGTGAAAGATTTTGGGGGATAGACTAGTTGGTAGGTCGCTAGCCTCTGAAGCTAGAGCGGGTAGGTTCAAGCCCTACTCCCCCAACCAAACTATTAGAGAGTGATTTAGGGTCAGGTTTAATGGAGAAGATGAGGGATAAAGTATAATGGGGAAGAAATATGGGTTTATATCAGATTGCTTGTTTGAATACTTTCTGGCGTGGTTTTTAATACTAATTTCTCCCTTGTGGTTTCCTATATGGTATGCCAGAAAACTTCACCGTTGGGTAAAGAGTAATCCCCAGGACTAATGTTAAATAAGGAGGGTAGGGATGGCTAATATAAAAATAACAATGCTTAGGGAGGAGGCTCTTGCTTGCATTATCGCTCTTCAAAAAGATAAACCTTACGGGTGGAGAGATGATGCCTTAAAGAAACTTGATAAGAAGATGGGGTTTAAGGAGGGTAAAGATGGACACTAAACCAACAGATGCACAGATTAAAGAATTAAATCTAAAACCTCTTAGGAAAAGAATACTACATAAATTATTTGGGCATGATTGGGGAGTAGTCAAGGAAATACATGAGTGGTGGAAATACGATAAAGATAGACCATTAAATCCAACTTCTAGGCGAATATTACGCTGTAATGATTGTGGTCTTAACAAGGAACAGTTTTTCTCTGAAATCTTCTGGGAATGGCTGCCCTAGCTCTATTCTGGGTAATATAGGAGGTAATAAATGGATACTAAACAGACTGAATTGGTGGAGAAATGCAGGCTGACAGATGAGGAGATAGCTAGGGCAGCTTATGAACGAAACAAACTGTTCGGAGAAAATGATACTTTTGCTTATACCCGCAAATCCGATGCTGATAGGTGTATTGCGGATAAGGCTACGGTCAAAGCCATTCCCATCATATCCGCCATAGCACAGGAGAAGGATGCCGAGTGCCAGCAGAAATTAGAGGAAGCAAGGAAGCAGGAGAGGGAGAGGATAATAAAACTACTGCCAGAAATGGCCACAAGATTTGACCACAACAGAACTTGCTTTGATTGCGTTGAAAATATAAAGAGGCAAGCTCGCAAATCACGCACATTGCCAGAGGTTGAGCATGAGTAGGAAAAGGGTTTGGAAGCCATTAGATGTTGGAGGCTTAAGGCTCTACAAAGTAAAAAGACGACTTTTGTGGAAGCCTGATAATAGTAACCACGTTGAACAGTTTATTGTTTTGGCTAAAAAGCCGTCTCATGCTGCTAAGTTGATTCAAGGTATATTTCAGGAAGCAGATAAGGAGAATAAATATATCCAGAATATCACATATATGGGATACGCTTTGGAAGTTTTAATGCCTAGAAGTTGGTGGAATGATGGCATCCCTAGTGAGGTTGGGCAGTGAACACAGACAGGGGTGATTGGCTGCAATGAGACAGATAGTTAGCCTAAGTGGAGGCAAGGACTCTACTGCTATGCTCTTAATGATGTTGGAACGAGGAGAGCAGATAGATGACATTGTGTTCTTTGATTGGGGAATGGAGTTTCCGCAGATGTATGAGCACCTTAGTAAATTAGAGGATTACATAGGGTGGAAGGTCACAAGGCTGTATCCACCTCACGACTGGAATTACTATATGTTTGAGCATATACCATTGAGGGGCAATAGGAAGGGTATAGCTGGTAACGGATGGCCGTGGAGACAATCAAGATGGTGTACTAGGGAAAAAATCAACGCACTCATAAAGCACGTTAAGGGCGAAACTGTTTGTATTGGCTTTTCTTATCGAGAGCGCTTTAGGAGGCCCAATTATCGCCACGCAAATCAACGCTATCCTTTATTAGAATGGGGTGTAACTGACCAAGAAGCTCTGAAATACTGCCAGAAATATGGCTTTGATTTTTCAGGGTTATACAAAATGTTTAAGTCGGTGTCTTGTTGGTGTTGTCCCCTTAAACCAGAGAGAGAACTAAAGGCTCTAAAGGACAACTTCCCTGACCTATGGCAGAGACTACTAGAGATGGATAGCAAGAGTCCATATCCGCACCCTAGAAGGGATTTAATCAGGGGAATGAAGTAGAGAGTGATATTATCCTTGAACACAGACAGGGGAATGATGGGAGATAAGGGAAAGGGATGATAAATGCAAGCGTGATTCCACTGTGGTATAGACTGACCGAGAGAGCGAGGGTAACCCTGTCCCGCATCCAGATGGAAGACTATGGGCTTAATCTGGAAGTCCCTCCGTACCCACCTGTCGCCATTGCGCCTATTATATTAAGCACAGAGCAGGCTTCAAGACTTATGAAAAAGAAATCCCATAGACCGGTGAGGGTTAGATGACCGACAAAGACTGGTGGAGTCCTGGACAGATTACATTTAGGCGGGAGCACAATCTGTTCCTGCTCAGAAACTTTGAGCTAATCATTGACGGAATTTGGCCAAGCGACCACAAAGACTGTGGCTATTCAGGTAAGAAGGGCAGGCAGCGAGGTCATAGTGCTTCGTTTGAGAAGGTCGCTCAAGTCACCGCCGAACTGGTGACCAGGCTTTACCGGGTGGGTCGGGATGCTCTGCCACTGCTGATAACATACAGCCAGGACCTTGAGCAGCAGTATTATATCCGGGACTTCTTAGCGCGGTGTATGAAGATAGAGGTAACCGAGCTGGACAAGAGGATAGAGAGTGCGCTTAAATATATATCTGGCAAGAATAAGGACCGAAGCTATAAGGAATTTTTACAGCATAAGAAAGGAGGGAGTAATGGAAGCTAAAGACTTGGTAATGGCGGTGACGGATAGAGAAATTGTAGATGTTATTAACAATCCTCGGAGGTCATTGGAAGACCAACTATTAATGCAAGCCGAAATCGCACTCAAGGCAGGGAGAAGGGAAGTGGTGGAGTGGATAGAGAAGAACTTTGGTTACTTTATCGATGAAGGATTGGCAAAAATAATTATTGATGATGGTGGATACTTTGGTTGTGAGGGTTCGGTTGCCAAGTGGCAATCCAAATTAAAAGAGTGGGGGATAAAACAGGAGAGCGGTCAAAGGTAGGATAACCCTCAACCGCTCTCCTATGCCCCTAGATTTCAATCCTGTGGCGTCTGTTTAGCGCATCACCTCCTTTCATAGCTCGCTGATATGAACCAGCTCGCCATACAAGCCAATCTTGCCATAAAGAACATCGTTATTATTGGGTACGCCAAAGGCTTGAAGCCCTGTTCTCATAGCATACTTCATAGCAGCAGGGTTTCCATCTGAGAACATCCACGACTTACCATAGACATTCTCCCACCAATCTTCTACGACATAATCTGAACCTGCTAACTCACCCTTCCTGATTTTAACTGTCCTCCCTGCTAATGGACTTTTATCTCGCATTATCCCCTCTCCTCTCTATGAGATTTCACTAGGTCCTTGACCAGTCCCCGGTCTTTCCTGTTCTGGCGGACTGGTGGTAGATTTTTATCACAGTGCGATATGACAATGCTCAGTGAGTCAATTTCAGCCTGGGTGTGGTCATTCTTATGCTGCTGATACCAGCCCTCATTTATTAGCATCTTGCGCCTCTTTATTAACTAA